GTTTGTTCGGTATGAACACACCAGCATTATCCGAAACAGATTTCTCAAATTTAGGATTCTCTATAAAGATGGAATATGTTAATCAAGTTCAAGATACTACTTTTTGCGGCAACACTTTTTCTGATCAATCAGTTAAATTGTTGATAAATCCTGAAAACATTGGAAGATTGTTTTGGACTTGTTCTCCACAGTACCTAAATTCCAAAGATTCAATTCTTGAGTCTCTTTTTAAAAGTAAATCCGCAAGTTTATATGTAACTGGAAGATTTACTCCGGTGGCAGGCCATCTTGCTTACAAGATGCTCCACCGGTTGTCAAAAAGTCCTATCATGACTTGTACCGATTATTGGAAATCTAGAATTTATAATTTATTCAATACAATAGAATGTACTGAACCTGTTATAAATTATCATGATAGAGTGCTCTACAGTCAGAAGTTTGGTATTCCCATCTCTGACCAATTGTTACTGGAACGTTTCATTATGAGTTGTCCTGACAACAATGAAATGTTCATACCTTATCAATTTATGAATAACTGCTCTTATGTATCAGGTTATCATCATTGAAAAGCCTTCCTTCACTTCTGCTATTCTCTTGAGAATAGTGAGTCTTACATATTAAATATGTTGGACTTAAAAATGGCCTACAAATAGATAGGCTTTATGGGATTGGCAACGATCCTTGTGTTTTTGACTCTTCATCAGCCATGGCGGATGACGAGTTCTTTGGTTGGGATAACACTAGTATCTTTCCTGTCGGCCACTGCACTTTCTGCAGCGACTTGAAACGAAAGCGTCAAACCCTCCATCATGTTGGTCTTTAATTATTAAGACAAGTGTCCAAAACTAACCCTCTAGGAATTAGTATAAACGGACGCGGAAAGGTGACTTCTTTCTCTCAATAGTCAGTCTCTTTTGACTCAAAACCCATCTTATTCTGTCCTTCATCGGATCCTCACTGACATACTGCAAGGTGTCAATGAAAACCTTCCGTTGTTGTACCGCCTTTACGTAGGTTAGGTGAAAACCCCTTTAGCGTATTTTGTTCGATCTATATGCTTTTGGGGTTCATAATTTTTATACTGAATACTAGGGTGTATGTCACTTACTTAACATTCGTGACCTCTATGACTCGTAGACTCCTTATATATTATGAACCCCAAATGTAGTGTTGTTGTGGGTGGTTGCCCATTGGTATTGTTTTCTTATTCTGTTTGAACTAATCTTCG